TGCGATGCGTTGAGCGGCCCCGCGAAATCGCGCGGCCCAGGCAAGTCGCCATGTATCTCGCGCGCCGCCTGACTGATCGCTCCTATCCGATGATCGGACGGCACTTTGGCGGCCGGGTCCACCATACGGTGATGCACGCGGAAAGGCGGATCGAGACGCTGCGCGCGACTGACCCGCGGATCGAGGCCGATGTGCTGGCGATCACCGCGAAGCTTTCCCAACCCCAGCCGCAGGGTTTGCGGCATAGCGAAGGAGCCATGTGATGGCCAAGAAAGCAAAGCCCGGCGACGGTGAGCGGGGCGTGACCAACCTGTCCGAGACCAAGGACGTGATCAGGCAGGAAGTGGCCAAGATCGTCGGCCTGCGCGGTCAGCGCAAGGAGATCAACGGCGCGATGGCAGAGAGCCGGGCACGCGTGAAGAATTACGGTGTCCCGCCAGCCGCGCTCGATCTCGCTATCCGCATGAAGGAAGCGGATCCCGACGACCGCCAGCGCCACGACGAAGGCTATGCGATCGCCCGCGATGCGCTCGGCCTCGGCCTGCAGCGGTCTCTGTTCGAGATGATCGAAGAGCCCGCCGTCCAGACGAATGGGGCAAAGGCTCCGGCTGACGCCACGGAAGCAGCGGCAGCGGTGTGACCTACCTGGGGCTTGATCTTGCAACGAAGACTGGTTGGGCGACGTGGGCTCCAGGTGACCCGCGTCCCCACACCGGGACGTTGCGTCTGCCCCGCTGGAATCCCGACGAACTGGCGCCAGATTTCGAGGCGCTGCGAAAGCATCTGTCCGCCCTTCATGCGCTGAGCCCGATCACGGCGGTCTGGTACGAGGCGCCGATCATGACGAAGGTCGACCGGCTGCGGACGCTGCAGCTCCTGCTCGGCCTCGCCAACATGACCGAGTGGTGGTGCTACAAGCTCGGCATTCCCTGTCGCCAGGCCGAGATGCGCGACTGGCGGAAGCACTTCCTCGGCCGATCGACCGGTGGCCGCGAAGAATTGAAGAAGGCGGCGATCGAAGCCTGCCATGCGCGCGGGTGGGCGGTCGATGGCGACGATCAGGCCGATGCCGTCGGCGTCCTCGATTACGGTCTCGCTTGCGTCGGCGCCGAGGTGCCGTGGCGCGACGTCCATCTGTTCGGCGGAGCGATCGCGGCATGAGCGCCGACAACCGCCCGCGCATCCACCTCTGGCCGCTCGCCAATGCCGTCGGCTGTGCCTGGTCGCGTGGTCCGACGAGCCCGCGGTCGAAGCCGTTCACGACCCGCGGGCAGGCGCTTGACGATGCACTGCAGCAGTCCGGTTTCCCGCGCGGCTTTGTCGTCATCGGGGAGTCTGCACCGTGAGCGCAGAGATCGTCCGCCTCCGCCCCGCGCAGGCCGAGCTCGACGCGGCCTGGGCTGCCTATGACGCATCGCGCCTGAAGGTCGAGGAGCTTTACCGGGACGGCACCAGCACCTCTCACGAGCGCCGCGCCGCAGTGATCGAGGCCGAGCGGCTGCACGCCGATTTTCGCCGCCTCTATGCGCGCGCGGAGGTGCTATGAACGCGCCCTCCCGCATGGCCGCTCCCGAATATCCGCAGGCGCTCGTCAACGTCGAGGCCGAGGCGGCGTTGCTCGGCGGCATGATGATCGACAACGGCATCGTCGACCAGATCGCCGAGATGGTGACGAGCGATGACTTTGCCGAGCCGCTGCACGGCGACATCTTCAACGTGATCGTCTCCGAGGTGGCGGCCGGGCATCGCGCGACGCCGCCGCTGCTTCGCGTCCATTTCACGGACCATCACGCGGGCGGCGACATCGCCATTCCCGAATATCTCTCCGGCCTCACTGGTTCCGGCGCGGCGCTGATCGGCGCGCGCGACTTCGCCAGGCAGGTGGGAGACCTCGCCAAGCGCCGGCGGTTGCTCGACGAAATGCGCGCGCTGCAGGGCGATCTGGCGGTGATGACCGAGGCGCCTGTCGAGGAGCTGGTCGACAAGATCGACGGGGCGATGGCGGCGGCGCTCAACCGGGCCCAGACCACGCGCTCGATGACCGTCGCCAAGGCATTCGACCACACGCTGCAGAAGATCGAGGACGAAGCTGCGGGAAAGGGGCCGCAGGGCATCCGCATCGACGGCCTGCCCGACTTCAACGAGCTCACCGGCGATCTAAGGCGCGGTGAGGTGCTTATTCTCGCAGGGCGGCCGAGCATGGGCAAGACGGCGACCGCGCTTGGCGTGACGCTGGGCGCCGCGCGCGCCGGCTTCGGGACATTGTTCATCAGCCTCGAGATGCGCGTCGAGGAACTGCTGGCGCGCGCGATCACCGATCTCATCTTCACCTATGGCAACAGCCCGAGCTTCGACCAGGTGCGCAAGGGACGCTTCAGCGGCTTCGATCGCGATAAGCTGGCGGAGGCGCGCGCCAAGATCGCCGATTGGCCCCTCGTCATTACCGACCCGGCCACACTCAGCATCGGCCGCCTCGCCATGATGGTTCGACGCTACCAGCGCCAGATGGCCGCGAAGGGGCAGACGCTCGACCTGGTGGTGATCGACTATCTCGGGCTCATCCGCGGCACCGACCGCAAGGCCAAGCGCTACGAGGAAGTGGGTGAAATCAGCCGCATACTGAAGCAGGTTGCGAAGGAATGCGATGTTGCCCTGATCGTGCTGGCCCAGCTCAACCGCGAATGCGAGCGGCGCGACGACAAGCGGCCGATGCTCTCCGATCTGCGCGACGCCGGCGACATCGAGCAGGACGCCGACGTGGTGATGTTCGTCTACCGCGAGCAATATTATCTCGAGCGCTCCGAGCCCGATGCCCATGACAAGAAGCGCGCCCAGTGGGAGGTCGCGATGGGGGCGGCAAAGGACCGGCTCGAGCTGATCGTCGCCAAGGCCAGGCAGGGCAGGGTGGCGAAACGGCTCTGCTTCTTCTTCGGCGCCCACCAGGCCGTCCGCGGCTCATATTACATGCGGGATCTGAACCAGTGAGCGCGACGCATCCCTGGCTGAAATTCTATCCGCGCGACTGGCGCGGCGACCAGGCGTTGAGGGTGGTCTCGATGGCGGCCCGCGGCTTCTGGATTGAATGCCTTTCGATCATGCACGAGGCAAGTCCCTACGGGCACCTCCTGGTGAACGGAAAGACGGTGGACGATGATGTCCTGGCAAGGCTGGTCGGGGCCACGGTGGCGGAGGTTCGCGCGCTGCGTGACGAACTGCTGGAAGCCGGGGTAGCGGACCAGACGAGGGCCGGCGTGCTCGTGTCCCGCCGGATGATGCGCGATGAAAATCGGGCAAAAAAAGGGCGAAAAGCCGTGAAAAAGCGCTGGGAGCAACCAGCGGAAAACAAGGCGGAAATTGCGGCACCTAATAGGTCACCCACGCATCCACCTACTACCCAGAAGCCAGAAGCCAGATACCAGAAAGAAGAATCCCCCAAACCCCAAGCTCCGGTGAACCTCCCGGCCGACGTGCGATCGGTGCTCGAGGAGGGAGGATTTGTGACGCCGCCGCCGGATATTGCGTTGCTCGGCGAATGGAAGGCTCTCGGGGCGGACATGCAGACCGACATCCTGCCGAGCATTCGGAAGGTCCGAGCCAACCTCAGCAAGCCGCCGTTCAAGCTCAAGGTCTTCGATGCGGCCATTCGGGAGAAGCTGGCAGCCGACCAGGCTGAGATCGTCAGGCTCGAAGGGGTCGGCCGGCGAATGCAGCAGATGGACGAGGCCCAGGCGCCCCGCCTTGCCGCGGGAGGGGTGGGGTGATGGGGAACGCTCAGAAAATGGCATTCGCCGCGATGCTGAGGGCCGCGTTGAAGCATGGCCGAAACGACGCCGCGGCACATGGCAACAAAAAAGCCGAGGGCCTGTTCGACCGGGCGTTGGCCGCGCTTTATCCGGAGGTGAAGTGATGGTCGCAGTTGCGCAGAAATTCACATCCCAGGCCGATCTGCACCGGACCTTCGCCGGCGAGCTCAGCCAGATCGAGCGCGACGTCTTCGCGATCTGCATTGCCGCTGCATCCGAGAACCGGCCACTGGATTCGACCGAGGAGATCATGGGCAAGCTCAACCTCGGCGGTTTCAGCACCGTGCCCGGCGTGCTGCTCAGGCTCGAGCAGAAGGGCATGATCGCCCGCACCGTGTACCAGAAGGGCCGCCAGGTCCGCATCATCGCAACCGGGCAATGTACCGCGGCGCCGGCCAATACCGCCCCGCATTGGCGCAATCGCGATCGGAGCGAGGATCCACCCGTCCCCGCGATTCACCTGGTCCGCGAGAAAGCCCAGAGCGCGGCCATGCTGATCGAGCAGGAAGCCAGGCGCCTCGGCAAGCCGATGACCGATTTCCTCGCCGATCTCGTCTACATCGGCTGGGCCGAGTACCTGGACGAGCAAGGGCGCGAGGCCGCGTGATGGCCAGCGTCTCCCAACACGCCATCCAGCGCTACACGGAGCGGGTCTCGCCCGTCTCGCAACAGGAAGCGCTCGCCCAGATCATCTCCCATGAACGCGCGATCGACCAGGCCGCGGACTTCGGCTGCGAGACGGTGATCTGCGGCGATGGCACGCGGCTGAAGCTCAAGGGCGACGTCGTGACGACGGTGCTGGGAAGGCAGGGGTATTGATGGCCTCCGCCAAGCGCCTCCGCTTCATCGAAGAATACCTGATCGACCTCAACGCGACGCAGGCCGCCATCCGCGCCGGCTACAGCAAAAAGACGGCCGGGCAGATCGGCGAGGAAATCCTGAAGATACCTGAAATCGCTGCCCTGATCGCCGAAAGGCAGGGGGAAATCTCGCAAAAGCTTGAAATAACACAGGAAATGATCACCGCTGAATTGGCGAAGATCGGCTTCTCCGACATCCGCAAGGCGGTCGCGTGGTTTTCGCAGGTCGCGGTGGCCGCGCCCGATGAGCGCAGCGTCGACGAGATCATCGAGGACGGCGGCGAGATCCGGCACGCGATCGTCAACCAGGTCGAGCTCGTCAGCAGCAACGAGATCGACGATGCCACGGCCGCCGCGATCTCCGAGATCAGCATGACCGAGAAGGGCGGGCTGAAGGTCAAGTTCCACGACAAACAGACCGCGCTGGTCAACCTCGGCAAGCACCTCGGCATGTTCAAGGACACGGTGAAGATCGAGGGCGCCGCAGAGATCATCGCCGCGCTCGAGGAGGCGAGGCAGCGCGCCGCCGAGGCCAATGCAAAACCCGGTTCGTGAACTCGCCCGGGACATAGGCTCCTACGCCTTCGACCCGCTCGGCCATGCGCTCTACGCCTTTCCGTGGGGTAAGGCCGGCACGCCGCTCGACGGTATCACTGGGCCCAGGCAATGGCAGGGCGACGTGCTGGCGACGATCCGCGAGCATCTGTCCAACCCTGAGACTCGCTTCACCCCGCTACGCCTCGCCGTTGCGTCCGGTCACGGCATCGGGAAATCCGCGCTCGCCGGCATGATCTCGAAATGGGGGCTCGACACCTGCGTCGACACGCGCATCGTCGTCACCGCCAACACCGAGGGCCAGCTTCTCACCAAGACCAGCCCGGAGATCGCGAAATGGCACCGCATGGCGATCACGCGCGGCTGGTTCGACATCGCCACAAAGAAGATCAGTTCCAGCCAGCCGGGCCACGCCGACCACTGGCGGCTCGATTTCGTCACCTGGTCCGAGAAGAACACCGAGGCGTTCCAGGGCCTCCACAATCTCGGCCGGCGCCTGATCGTGCTGATGGACGAAGGCTCGGCCATTCCCGACACGATCTGGGAGGTGATCGAGGGCGCGCTGACCGACGAAAATACCGAGCTGATCTGGATCGTTTTCTCCAATCCGACGCGCAACACGGGCCGCTTCCGCGAGTGCTTCGGGCGCTACCGCAACCGCTGGATCACCCGCCAGATCGACAGCCGCGACGTCGAGGGCACGAACAAGGAATATCTCCAGTCGATCGTCGACACCTATGGCGAGAACAACGACATCTCGAAGGTCCGCGTCAAAGGCCAGTTCCCGTCGGCTTCGTCGCTGCAGTTCATCTCGTCGGCGGAGGTCGCCTCGGCGCGCGCCAGGTCGAAAGAGGACAATTCCGGCGTGCTGCTGCCCTCAGACGCGGTGATCTTCGGCGTCGATCACGCCCGCTTCGGAGAGGACCAGAGCGTGCTCGCAATCAGGCAGGGCAGGGACGCAGCCTCCCGCCCATGGAAGCGCTGGCAGGGCGCGAACTCGATGCAGATCGCAGGCGACATCCATGCCGAGATGCTGCGCTATCGCCCGGATGCCGTGTTCATCGACGCTGGCGGCCCGAATGCGGGCGGCGTGATCGACCGCCTGCGGCAGCTCAACCCCGAATATGAGGGCATCTTCGAGATCGACTTCGGCGGTACCGGCCGCGAGGCGAACTGGCAGGGTGAGATCAGGGTCAAGACCGCCAACAAGCGGGCGGAGATGTGGACCAACATGCGTGCCTGGATAGGCCGCGCCATCCTGCCCGATGCACAGGAAATTGAGGATGATCTTTGTGGCATCGAGTACGGCTACGCCGCGGACATGAGCACCATTGTCCTCGAAAAGAAGGAGCACATGAAGGCCCGGCAGTTGCCGTCACCCGACAATGGCGATGCCCTGGCCCTCACCTTCGCCGAGCATGTCGAGCCGCGCGTGGTCCCAGAATATCTCAACCCGGAGCATTACGGGCGAGCCAAGGACTTCGACCGCTACGCCGAGACGCCGGACTATCAGCCGATGGGCCGCGAGTACGACCGGCACGGAGAGCTTTGATGGACATGAACAGCCGCTTCATCCGCTCGATCAAGCGCGAGACGCTGCTCACCGGCGACGTCCGCTATGGACTGGCGCGCAACGTTCCGGCGACCGACGCGAAGGGCAAGGATTGCCTGATCGCCCTGGTCGTTATCGAGCGTGACAACGGAGCCTTCCAGACCGTAGGTATCAGCGAGGAGCGCATTCGTTTCCATGGCGAAGGCGTGATCAGGCAGGAAATCGAAAGGGCGGTGTTCGGATGAACAGGGAGACGAGACAGGCCGCCAGCGCGGTCAGCGAGATCACCGCCCGTTCGGCCGAATTGGTCGAGGAATATACCGCCAAGCTCGACGCCTATGTGGACGTGCTGATCCCGTCGCTGCTCGACAATGCCGAATATGCCGCCCGCACCTCGGCGCTGATGATCGCGCTGAACCGGGAGCTGGCCCGCTGCGCCGTCGCGTTCGGGGCGGCGCACGAGATTTTACCCGAGGCGATCGTCGAGGTCGTGGTGGCGGGCTTCGTGAAGAACCTGGCGATCTGCTCCAACGCGATCGACGGGCAGAGCCAGTTGGTGCAGTGATGGACGAGACGCTGAGAGACATCTTCCCCGAAGGCGCGTTCGCCGGGAACTGGTGGGTCATCCGCCACATGCTGATTGAGAACTGCCGGATTGAAGGCGGCCATCAACTGATCGCCGCATAGCCCGCGATTCAACGCCTGCGGCCCTGCGCCTAGCCGAGGGGCCATGTGCCTCTCCGCGATCTCACCACTTGCCGGCGCACTCTCGGGCAAAAGCTCCGGCCTCGCCATGATGAGCCCGGCCCTCGCGATCGGAAAATCGCTGTTCGGCAAGAAGAAGCCTGATCGCCAGCAGATTCTCTACCCGGCGGGAGGCTGAAATGTGCGTCATCCCAAAGGCCCCGAAAGCCCCGGTCATCCCCGAGCGCCAGGCCGTGCAGGCGCCGCAGGACGCGGTTGACCAGCGCACCGGCCTCAACGCCCGCCGCCGCCGGGGCATGTGGGCCTCGATCTTCACCTCTCCCCGGGGCGTCGTGACCGGCGCCCCCAATGTGACCGGCACGCCGGGGTACTGATGGCGCTCACCCTCCGCGAACGCTGCCAGAAACGGCTCGACGGGCTGAAGAAAAGCCGCCAGCCCTACGAGGCGGAAGCCAAGGAAATCGCCTCGCTCGGCCAGCCCGCGCGCTCCCGCTGGCTCAATTCCGACACCAACAAGAACATCCGCCAGCGCAACAGCCGGCTCAATTCCTCGCACGGCATCTT